CACCCATCTCCTTAGTAGGAACATAAGCACCGATGACATCATAAGTATGATTAGTAACAATCATTGGAATTTTTGCTTGTCCAAGTTTCAATGTAAGCATACGAAATGCTCCTTTAATTAATTGAGATTTGGTCATGTCCCGAACTTCCTTATCATTCAGTGCATCATTAATCTCCTTACTTGTGGAAAGCATTCCCAAAGAGTCTAGCACAAACATACAAGGATTGCGTTCACCTTCAGGTTTTTTCATATACATATCTACTGCCTTGAGCGCCGTTCCACGAAACTCTTCAACAGTAACAACATTGACAACCACAAGACGAGAAGTATCAATTCCACGAGATTCTAGAAGAGATTTAGTGATAGCAGCTTCAGTATCAAAGTAGAGACAGTAACCATTGGGATGAGTATCAAGAAAATTCTTAACAACGGCGAGCGAGAAGAAAGTTTTTCCAGTACTAGACTCTCCAGCAATAGCAGTAATCTTGTTCCCAGATACACCACCAAATATGCTACCTGAAACCAGTGCATTAAAAATGTACGAACCTGTGTCAACATAAGTCTCAGTTTCATCAATATCAGAAGCGAGTTGCGTATACTCACCACCAATTTCTTTTACGATGTCCTTTAAAAAATCCATAAGTTTCTCCTTAATAATTTCAATATACCACTAAACAAAAAAAGAATCAAGTGTTGTTTTTTTCTCAATATTCCACCCAATAATATCTAGAATCGCTCTTAATGGTTTGAGAAAGGTTTTTTCAAACTGCATTTCATAATCTACATATTTTTTTAGTTCAAACTCTGGAGGCAAAGTTTGAATAAAAGCAATTACATTTTCGTGAATTGGATTTGGTAATTTGAGATAACAAAACTTAATTTTTTCTCCATTTTTAATCATTGAATATTTTTTCTGTAACTTATATTCTTTGATGTAATGATTATAGAGAATTGATCCTCTAACATGAATTGGCGTAGACTTGACATACATTGTCAAATTAGATTTAAATTTTGTCAATTCATTTACTGACTTGGGAAAAGAAACTTCTTCCGGAGTCAATTCGAAAAAATCTCTTCTTGCAGTTGAAATGAAATCGATCAATTCATCTTCCGTTGATGTCATAATAAGCTTAATTGCTTTTTTAATCCTATCTCGACAGAAAGCAGGAGTAGAAGATCTAATAGCTTCGATTCCAGTCATAGCCAGTTCTGGCTCTGAATATCTTACTCCCTCATTGTCCCAAACATTAGCAATGTATCTTTTTTTAGAAATAAAAACTGCTCGATCAGTTATCTTTTCTCGTTTCATATGCAATTTATGTGCATATGCATTCAGATATTCTGCTAGTTCTTTATAAGAACAATCAACATATTCTTGAATTTTCGTAGAGAAAATTTGATCCAGAAAATCAATAATTTCCAATTTGGATGGATTTTTGTTTTTATAAATCATGTCCACTAATGGCTTCATGTTCAAAAACGCAGAATCAGTGTCGCAATACACAACATAATCAGTATCTTCAGTTTTCAAAATTTTGTTAAGATACTGGTTGAATTTCATTTCAATCCAACGAATTGCTAGCTGTCCAGTGTAAGTTACTGCCTCTGCGTTTCTCAGATCATAAAACCTAAAATATGGATTCCCAGTTGCACCATAACAAGAATTCAAACAAACTTTAATTGATTGTTCTTTTACACTATACATCGAAATTTGCTTTTTGAGTTTTGTTTCGTGAGTTTTTTCGTACTCTTTCTTCAACTCTTTCATCTTGTCTTTGTATAGCTTTCTTTTCTGAAACATCTTATCAAGAAGTTCAGGAAGAAATCCCATTTTATCTTTTTTATACATTGATCCATTTGGACAAACTGAATACTGATAATCTGTTGGTATCTGTGCAGTTTTATTCAAAATAGAATCAATTGATATATTAGAAAATCGTTTCTCAACTAATGTGTCTGGACTTATATTCAATCCCATCATAATATGAGGATACAGAGAAGTTAAGTCCATACTTACAACATAATCATAAGAACCAGGAATCGGCTCTTTTACAAATGCACCAACAAATTTGTCTGATTTCTCTTTCCCCTCGCCTTTGAGTGGAATCACAATATTTTTACGACGAAGGTAATTGTAAATGATTGTGTCCCACATTCTAACTTGATAGAAAACATCTTCAAAATTAGTTTTAGAGTCGTATGCAAGCATAATTGCCAATTCGACCATATGAAGTTTGTCTTCTAGTTTATTGACCAGTTCGGTATCAATGACATTATACTCTACAAATGTGTCCCAATCACTATCATAAAAATCTTTAAAAGTTTCATATTGGCTGTGATCTAATTTATTTTGGCCCAGCTCATTAAATGCAATCGTATCTAGTCTAAAGTTTTCAGGTTTTTTGAATGAATACTTTTTATATAGATCGAAATAATCTATAATAGACACTCCAAAAATATCATAGATTGTTTGTTTTTCGCCTATTCTAACTTCAACTTGCTTATCGGAAATCCAATTATAAGGAGACAACTTTCTCGTCTCCTTTTCTCCTATCAATCTATACATCCTACCAATGATGTAAGCAAAGTCATAGTATAGACAATTCCAACCAGTAACGATCTCTGGTGTATTATTTTGCCAAAAATCAAGAAAAGAATAAATCAAAGCCGTTTCATCTACACAATAAAAATACTTATGATTTTCTAATTTTTTTCCAAATTTCCTTGTCCCCCAAGTATAGATCTTTTTTGATACATAGTCTTGAATTGTAATCAGTAAAATTTCTTCGTCGCAAGTTTTTGGGTCAGGAAATCCGTTTTCGGATGAAACCTCAATATCTATTGCCCAAATAGAAATTTTAGAGATATCGTAATCGATTTGTTCTTCTGAATAATTATCGGAAATATACTGATAAATCGGAGTCTCATTCCCATAAATTTTAAAACCTTCTACATCTTTATACTTATCAATATATTCTCTGGACTCTTTGATTGTTCCTGGTTGTATTGGCTTTACATATTTCCCATCTAGTGTTGTATATTCTGCTTTTACATTAGATGAGACATAAAAAGTAGGACGATAATCTATAGTTTGAGTAAATTTTTCTCCGTCCTCATATCCTCTAACATATATCTTGTTTCCAAGCTGTTTGACATTTGTGTACCAACGCATCAGTTTCTAATTAGAGTTTTGTACTTATCGAGAATTGAAGTTTTAGGATCAATGATTGTAAGTATCTTATCTGAACTCATCAAAAATACTTTTTGTTCTGTTACTTCCATTAACCATGGTCTCAGCGTAATTGTTTCCAAAAGTTTATCAGTAACAATTAAATATGGATCAGAAAGTTTACAATTTGGTTCTCCTATGTCTGCTACCACTTCTTCGATTTTAGCTATCAATCTTTGTCCATTTTCTAAGACTAATAATTTTATAAATTCACTGGACTCAATAGTTGCCTCTTCCATGGTTCTCCCTCAAGAAGCCCTATTATAGCACAAAAAAATGGGGGAGTCAACTGGATTTTGCCAGTCCCCCCCTTTGCGCCGACGATATTCAATTACTATTTAGAACCAAACTTTTTTCTTTTGGTGCTCCGGTACTATCTTTACTAATTTAACAGAAAGAAGTCCATCATCAAATGTAACTTCTTTAACTTCAACATCATCAGATATGGTCCAAGATCTGGCGAATGCTCTTTGTGCCAAGCCATGATGGACATATTCTTTTCCGGAATCTAATTCCTTTTCGCCTTCAATGAATAATTTATTATTCTCTGTATATACCGTAATTTGATTTTTCTTGAATCCGGCAAGAGCAAGTTCTAACCTAAATTCTGTGTTGCTTTCTTTAATGACATTGTATGGAGGGTAGTTTGATTCTGTCTGATGTAATGCGCCAAACCTGTGGAACCATTCGTCCATTCCAATAGAATATTTTTCAACATCATTTAAAAATTTTTCAATATTTCCAGTATTATATTGAACTAATGCGTTCATTTGTGGTCTCCTTTAAAAGCGAGTGTAAATGTCAAACCCGAAGCATTTGACATTACTATTTTATAAGAGAACATAAAAAAAGGGAAGTTCGGAACTCCCCACAATTTTATTCGGTTTCCATTACTTTTTTCTTAGATCCTATCGAGTATTTTGCTTCAAGGATCCAATCATCCTTCTCTTTGTAAGGAAGGACTTTAATTTGATTTAATGGTGCAATATCAGAAACTTTATCTGGGTTTACTACCGTGACTAATCCCCAGTCAGATAGAAGTTTAATGATGCGATTGCG